TGACCAGGTAGCTTCTGAGATAGAGCAGAACGACTATGATATTCGGGTATCTCCGGCTGGAGGTGACGCAACTAAAAACTTGGCTATGTCGTTTGATGGAATGATCCGTAACATCGAGCAGATGTCTAATGCGAAGACTGTCTATTCGCAGGCGGCAAGAAACATGGTGATCGGAGGCATGGACGGCTGGCGCGTCATTCAAAAGTTTGTGGACGATAACAGCTTTGATCAAGACTTATCGATTGAGCATATTGGTAACTTTGTTGATCGAGTATGGTTTGACCCGGCGGCTGAGGCCCAAGACAAGTCAGACAGCCGTTATGCCTTTGTATTGCACCCAATGGCTGTCGATGAATATAAGTCCAGGTTCCCAGAGGGCTCTGGCGAAAGCGTAAGTGATGACAGGGAGGGCGATGCGTATTATGACAAAGCTGAAGTAGTCGTGGTCGGAGAGTTCTTGTACTTGGAGTCAAAGGACCGCGATCTGGTGATGATGTCAAATGGTCAGGTCCATGAGGTAAATGACGCTTATGAAAAGGTTGTCGATGATCTGAAATTAATCGGCGTTACTGAGGTTAAGCGGAGAACACGCAAGAAGCATTATGTATGCTCACGGTTTTTTGACGCAAAGGACTTCTTAGAGGATAAGCGGGAGACTGTGTTCTGTCGCATCCCGGTAGTGCCAGCTTACGCTAATTTTAAGATATCTGAGAATAAAACAATTTATTGGGGTGTAGTTGAAAAGCTGCTAGACCCGCAGCGAGTAATGAACTACAGCGTGTCTCGTGAGATTGAGGAAGGAGCTTTAGCGCCTCGTGCGAAGTATTGGATGACAACTGCTCAGGCATCTGGTCATGAAAAGAAGTTACAGACACTGAACACTAATGCTGATCCTGTACAGTTTTATAACGTAGACCCTGAATCACCTGCCGTTCCCATGCAACAGGGTGGAGCGCAAGTTAATCCTGGCTTGAGTCGAATATCAGAATCAATGCGGCTGATCATAGGCCAGACTTCCGGTATGTTCGCAGCGAATATGGGAGACAACCCAGGCTTGCAGTCTGGTGTAGCCATCAAGCAACTACAGGACCGAGGAAGCAATAGCACATTCAAGTACAGCCGAAGCATAGAGATTGCTGTAGCGGCTACAGGCAGACTCTTAAAAGACGCTATCCCAATGGTGTATGACACACAACGGCAGGTGAGAATACTCCGAGAGGATGAGTCTTATGACATGGTTCCAATCAATCAACAAGTTATTAACAATGAAACAGGTGAGATTGAAACTGTTAATGATTTGCAGGTTGGGACTTACGATGTTATCTGTCGCGCTGGTCCTAGCTTCCGTAATCGGCAGCAGGAGACTATAGAGGCCATAACAACATTGGCGCAGACCGATCCTAGCCTAATGCAGATTGCTGGTGACTTGTTGCTTCAGAATATTTCTACACCTGCAGCATCCCAGATTGCCGAGCGCAAGCGCATTCAGATGATTGATGCTGGCCTTATCCCACAGTCTCAGATGACTGATGAGGAGCTGGAAGAGATGGCTGCTAAGATGCAGGCTCAAGGTCAAGGACAGGCTCCTGATCCCGCTATGGTGCTCGCACAGGCAGAGCAGATGAAGGCCGAAGCTGACCTGATGAAAGTACAGGTCGATGCTCAAAAGGTTCAGAATGATACATTGAGGATACAATTAGATGCTCAAAATAATCAAAATGAGATTGTGGCGCAGCAGGCCAAGACCCAGGTGGATGTATTTAATGCCCAAACCAATCGCATTAAAGCTCAGGTAGATGCAGAAAAAGCTGGGGCGGTTATAGATCACACCAACATCAAGGCATTTGGTGATCAGCTAGACAACCAAGAGCAGATGACCGACATGATGGATGAGCAGGAGCGTAGAGCCCGGATGGCTATGATGTCTGATGTGGACCTTATTAGGATGGCTAACGGTGGCTAATCCATTAACTGGAATTCTTAGTGATGCAGGCTCATTCCTTGTTGATGAGGGGGCAAAGCTACTCGGTTTTGATGATGAGCGCCAAGTAGCTATATCACAAGAGGCGGTAGACCTTACTAATCAAATGGTAGATGCAGGCTTGATTGGTAAGCAGTATCGAGTAGAGCTGTTACTGCCAGAAGACGCTTCTAAAAGAACTAGACAGAACACTGGGATTAAGGGCGATGAAGAGGTGTTCAACGCTGTGAATCATGCTTTGTTTTCCTATTATGCTGGGCAAAACCCGCTAGCAGGGGCTGGTGCTCAGGCTAAGGAAATGATTCAGGGAGCGCAAGTCAAAAGTCGAGGCGGCGATCCTAGAACGGAAGGACTTGATTACTTCAATAACAAGTTTGGCATTCAGTTGGCTCGACAGGGCGCTAGCCTACAGGAAGCAAAAAATGCCATCGTGAACAGCATTGCAAACGTAAACAACGAGGGAACTAGAGGCAGAATGCTTCAAGGACTTTCTATCAGACCTGGACAAGACCTCTTGCTTAACCGTGAAGACTTGCCCACTGATACGCTTTATCCATTTAGGCGGTAATTATGGCTAAGACAGACCAAGAGTTAGCTCAGGAGGAAATGGCAAGCCGCCAGTATATGTATGGCGGTACGGGTCCGTTTTCGCAGTTTATTTCAGGCGAGCGCAGAGAGATATTGAGTCCTGAGTCAACGCAAGTTCTTGGTTTTGCTTCTGGTCCTTCTGGTGTTGAATACATCACCGAAACAATCCCTGCTGAGTATGGTCCTGCCGAATACGATCCTAGCTATTCTCCGGTCCGTAGGGGGCTTTCCGCGTTGGGCGATATGCTTGGCGAGGCTCCATCATTCCTTGGTTTCAGAGGCCCAGATGAGCAGGCAGAGGCAATACAAGGTGTAGGCTCTAGCCTCCGAGATGCTTTGTTTGGCACTTCTGAGTATATGTCTGAGCAGGCAAGGGCCGCAGCATCAGGCGGTGAATACTTTGATCCAGAAACAGGCAGGACTGTAGCGTTTGATCCTACGATAGTTATGGGAGGAGGTTCTAGCGGTGGAGGCCCAGCTTTGGCCTCTGGGTTTAGAAGATCAGGCAATGAAATTGGAGATACGCTTTTATACTCAGGCGGCGGCAGGCAAGGCTCTGCTATAGCTGGAGGCTCGGCGCTGCGTGGCTTAGACATGGATCAAGGCGCTAGGATGCAGAGAGCGCAAGACCTTGGGTTTGATACTGAGAGGACTGCATACAGAGGACTGAGTGGCGAATACGATCCTAACAAAGCTGGCAACTACCAAATGTTTACCAGTAGTCCTGAAGATGCAGGTGAGTATGGAAGAAATGTTGTTTCTTCATATTTAAGAAAAGGAAACAATCTTGTCGTTGATGGCGGCAGAAATAACTTTAACTCAATTCCTGTCAGAAACCTGCCTGATGCAGTTAGAGCCAATCTGCATTCAAGTGTAGGCAGCGTGGCTAGGACAGATGATATAGCATACGCAGCACAAGCCGCAGGTTATGATTCTGTATCAATTAACAATGTGTTTGACAAAGCGTCCAACGAAATACCAATAAAACCGTTGCCTGCTAAAAATGAGCCTATGAGTCAGGAAATGATGGATTTTCTTGATGAGGTAGATGCAAGCGAGGAGTACAAAGCATACCAAATGCTCAACAACACTCCTGATGTCGCTCTGCCTCCTGAAATCCCAAAAAATTACGATCCAACCACGATTGATATAATCTTTGATCCTAAGAACATCCGCTCCATTGAAGCCGAGTTTGACCCAGACAAAATGGATAGCTCTGATCTGTTGTCAAGTGTAAATCCAACGCAATCTGCGTTACGGGCTTTTGTATAAAGTTTATGGGAGTGTAATAGAGGTGCAAATCCTCCGGTGAAAATCTATCATGAACCGAGCCAGAGATAGCCGCTCCCGCCAAAAATTGCTTGCAAAACCACAATATGTGGTATAATTATAACACAGCGAACTCCACGCTTTTATTGGAGGCATGGAACGTCACCATTTATTTGACGGCATTTATGAAGGTAACAAGATGGAACAGGAAGATATTGTCGATGAGGCTGAAATAGAGCTCGAAGACGTAGAAACCGAAGGTCAAGAAATTGACTCCGACTCATCACCGGATACTGAGGAGGCTCAGGAGAAACAAACCAAGCCTGATTGGCAGAAGGTACGGGCCAGATTTGACCCGGTACAGCAAGAGGCATACGACAGAGGTGTAGCTGAAAAAGTCAAGAAGCTCAGGGAAAAAGAGCTTGAGGCTGAACAGTTAAAGCAACGTCTAGAGTCGCTTGAAAAACAGATGCCAAAACAGGAAAGGCCAAATGTGCCGAAAGAGCCGGACCCTTATGCCCTGAGTGATCAGGAGTATCAGCAACAGCTCAGAATGCGCGATGAGGCCATAGCTAGACAAGCTGCATTTGACGCACAACAACGCTTCCAACAACAGGAAGTACAGCGTTTGCAGAATGAACAGCTATACAAAGAGCAGGAGGCTTTGAATGAGAAGGTTACTACCTACTCGCAGCGAGCTGTCCAGCTTGGTATATCTAACGAGGAACTACAAGCCGCAGGTAATCAAGTTGCGGCATTTGGAATGTCAGACGATGTAGTCAACTATATTTTAGATGACGAACTAGGTCCGGCTATAACAAAGTACCTCAGTCAGAACGTAACCGAGCTAGACACCATCCGGTCTATGAGTCCGGCGCAAGCTGCTGTAAGGATAGCAACTCATGTACGCGAGAAGGCTGCTGCATTGAAACCTAAAGTAAATGCCGCTCCTGACCCGGTAGAACAGCCAGCGAAAGCTGGTGTAGCGCCTAAAGCGCGAGGACCGAAGGGGGCAATTTTTGAATGAATAAGGTGATCCAATCATGGCTAATAATCTTAGTAGTAACGTCACACGGAAAGTTGCTCGTGTATTTTTAGATGCATTCGAGGCTTCCCGTGTAGTAACAAAGACTGTCGACACTCAGTTGTTGTCAGGTAAGTTCAATCCTTCAAGTGGTAGCACTGTTGACTTTAAGCGTCCTCACGACTACAACACAATCCGCACTTCTGGCGGTGACATAAGTGGTTCCACGAAGTCTGACATCATTGCTGGTAAAGCAACTGGTACAGTTCAAAACTACTTCACAGCCGCCACTGAGTGGGGCAACGTGCAAGAGGCTCTTGAGCTAGACCAACTAGATCAAATCCTTGAGCCAATGGCTCGCAGAATCGTAACTGACCTTGAGCTAGACCTCGGCGCGTTCATGCGTAAAAACGCAGCGTTGAGCTACGGTGATCGCGGCACTGTTGTTGACGCATGGTCAGACGTAGCTGGTGCTGGTGCGTTGATGGACTCTGTTGGTGTGCCAATGTCAGACGAGAAATACTATCTGATGAACCCATTCACAACCACTGCGCTGTCATCAGCTCAGAACGGTTTGAATGCGGCTGACGGCCTTGTTCGTACAGCTTGGGAGAAAGCGCAAATCAGCCAGAACTTTGGCGGCTTGATGGCACTAACTTCTAACGCTCTGAGCAGCTATACGTCTGGTTCTACCACTGATCGTGCAGGAGCACTGAATGGCGCTCCTGACGCAACTTACGTCACAGCCAAGGACACCATGCAGCAGACTTTGGTTCTTGATGGTCTGGGTACTGGCACTATCAAAGCTGGAGACCAAGTAACTATTGCAGGCGTTAATCGTTTAAATGTTGCTACTCGTGAGCTTATCCTTGATAGCGCAGGTGCTGCTGTTCCGTGGACAGGCACAGTCCTTGAGGATGTGACTATCGCTGCTAACGCTGCGACTATTACAGTCTCTGGCGCGGCTATCTACGAAGCTAACGGTCAGTACAACAACGTAGACGCGGCTCCTGCTGACGGCGCGGTTGTGACTATCGTTGGTGCTGCGTCAACTGTCTATCAGCCTAATATGTTCTTCACCAAGCAAGCGTTTGGTCTTGGAACTGTTAAGTTACCTAAGCTCTACTCAACTGACACGATTGCAACTACCAGCGATGGTATGAGCATCCGTGTGTCTAAGTACGCAGACGGTGACGCTAATACGCAGAAGATTCGTTTTGACCTTCTTCCGGCGTATGCTTGCTTTAATCCGCTATTTGCGGGTCAAGGCTTCGGCAAGTAACCTTGTGTGATTCTGGGAGCTTCGGCTCCTAGTTTTTTATATGGCTACTCCAAGAAAAGGTAAAGCGAAAGTAAAGGTCACCGCTAGCGGCAAGAAAGTCTCCTACGGGCAGGCTGGAAAAGCCAAAGGCGGTGGTTCTCGTGTGAAGCCTGGAACAAAGAAGGGTGATTCTTACTGCGCTAGGTCTTTAGGAATTAAGAAAA